ATATTATTATAACAACACAAAATTGGTCTCAATTCACAGAAACTTGGAACTTTCAAGATTTAGATTCTAATGTTTCACCCCCATTTATAACAGTTGTTAGAAACCCGGAAGTTAAATTCGGAACTAATCCTGCTCTACTTTACAATATACCAAATAGAAAACAATATTTTTATGCTCAAGTACCAACTTGGGATGGTAATAGAAATGGTATGGATATTTACAAAATACCTCAACCTGTTCCTGTAGATATTACGTATAGTGTTAAAATTATTTGTAATAGAATGAGAGAATTAAATGCCTTGAATAAAAATATTCTTGAAATGTTTGCCTCTCGTCAAGCTTATACAACAATCAAAGGTCATTATATTCCAATCATTATGAATAATCTTACAGATGAATCTGTAATGAATATTGATAAAAGAAAATATTATATTCAAAGTTATGATTTTACTATGTTAGGATTTCTAATTGATGAGAATGAATTTGAAGTTTCTCCTGCTGTCTCAAGAGTTTTGACGGTTGTTGAATTTGAGAAAGAATCTTTTATGAGAGGACGAAGAAAAAATATTACAGATGAAAGTACGTCAACAAATATTTTATTTGTTGTTGGAAACAATATTATTTCACAAGTTTTTGATTATACTGTTGATTTAAATTTAGGGGAAACTTCCAATATTGATTCGTTCGATGTATACATTAATAATCAATATTATGGGTCTGATTTATACCAAATACAAATCAACACCAACGATGTTTTAAAAATTATTGTGGTTAAAAATGATGATACTCAAGGAGGTTCTATAGTGTTAGAAAACCAATTAGTTTAATCCTCACCGTATATATCCTTCTTTTCTTTACATTTCTCAACAATCATTCTTTCTAAAAAACGATACATTTTAATACCCCTCTTTTCACAATAGGTCTTTAGGATGTTGTGAGACTCAATTGATATCTTTAGGTTCTTTATCTTTTTTTCGTTATCTGCCATGGTAGAATAAAGGCAGAATTTATTCTACCTAATTTATAAATACTTCTTATGAAGTAAAGTATTTTGGTTTTTTTTATAATATTTATCAATAAAAATAAATTTACAAATAAAAAAGACAAACTAATGGCATCAAATCAAAAAGTATTCGTATCTCCCGGAGTATATACTTCTGAAGTTGATTTAAGTTTCGTAGCACAAAGTGTGGGAGTTACCACGTTGGGTATTGTGGGTGAGACCTTAAGAGGTCCCGCTTTCGAACCTATCTTTATACGAAATTTTGATGAATTCACAAATTTCTTCGGTGGAACTTCTCCAGAAAAATTTATAAATACACAAATTCCAAAGTACGAAGCGGCTTACATCGCCAAATCTTACTTGCAACAATCTAACCAATTATTCGTAACAAGAGTGTTAGGATTATCTGGTTATGATGCAGGACCATCTTGGTCTATAACTACAAAAGCAAATGTTGACCCAACAACGGTTGATTTCTTTTGTGAAAGTGCAACTACATTTAATTGTGAGACTCAATGTATAGATTTTAAAACTATAAACTATTCTGTTGAATTCTCAGCGTGTACTAATAGTGTTGATAGTATATCATTTACAAACACATCTAACTTACCGGCAGAAATATCTACAATTTTATACGAACCTTACGAACAATTTGACGGTTCTATGAGTACAATATATCAAGATATGTCTAGTCAAATTTTTGATATTGTTTCAACACCGGCTAAAGAAGATACTTCAATCTATTATTATGGTGCAATTCCAACTAGTGTTTATTCAGGATTAAGTTCTGTGTATACTGGTGAAACAAACGTTTATGAAGTAGATAATGTAAGTGCTAACTTATGTAATTATTCGGCACCTCAAAATGACCCTTGGTATTATTCATTATTTGATAATGTTGGAAATGCTTCTTACACAGGATTTTCATTTTGGTCTGTTGTAACGGGATTAACATTAACACCTATTATTACAACAACAACATCAACTTCAACAACAACTACAACGACAAACCCTTGTACAACAACTACTTCAACATCAACTACTTCAACAACAACGGCAAAACCGGTTAATTGTTATACAGGTACATTGATTGGGGTGATATACGTTTATTCGGGAACCGCATATACGGATTATGATGATTTAGTTGTCGCAACACTTCGTTCAAGAGGTTTATCAACATATGGTCTTGAGAATGGTCCTGTTTATGAAGTGTCAGGATTAACTGATGTTAGTTTAAATTGTACAGGTACATATTCAGGAGTAACTAAAAATCCATTTTCTACCTTTGGTGTTAATATTACAAGTAAAGATGGTGACCAATATTTCTTTGAAACTTCATTATCAAATTCAGATTCAAAATATATAAGTAAAGTATTTGGTTCAACTAACTTCTCAAAACCAAGAACAGTTGTTCCGTTATTTGTTGAAGAAAGATTCCAAGCTTTATTGACTAATGCTTGGAGAATGGGATATATTAGAGGATTAAGTTGTGATTTAACTGCGTTACCGGATGCAAGACAAGCGATTGACCCAACATCTATAGCGTTTTATTTAGAAAAATATCAATCACCAATTTCACCGTGGGTTGTGTCTGAATTAAGAGGTAATAAAGTATACAACTTATTTAAATTTACAACTATAGCAGATGGTGATTCAGCAAATATTGATATTAAAATATCGATAGCTAACATGTCATTTAATAACGGTACTTTTGATGTATTAGTTAGAGATTTCTTTGATACTGACTCAGCACCTGTTGTTCTTGAGAAATATACTAATTGTACTATGAATCCTCAAGAGAATTCATTTGTTGGTAAAAAAATTGGTAGTTTAGATGGTGAATATCCATTATTATCAAGTTATATTATGGTTGAAATGAATGAGGATGCACCAATAGATGCACTTCCTTGTGGATTTTTAGGATATGATTATAGAGAATATGCTGGTGTAAGACCACCATTCCCATTAATTAAATCTAAATATTACTATCCTGGTGAAGTTGTTTATAACCCACCATTTGGATTGGCTTCAGGAGCGGATGACTCAACAAGAAGTGCTGGAGATAATGTTAGAAGAACTTATTTAGGTATTTCGGATACTGAAGGTATTGATGTTGACTTCTTCCAATATAAAGGTACTCAACTTCCTTTAGATATTTGTAATGATACTGAAGGTAATCCTTGGAACTTTAGAACAAGAGGTTTCCATATGGATAAAAATGCAAGTGGTATTACAATACCGAATGTATTTGTAACAAGTGGTACACCAGCGTTCTTTTGTGGTGATGCACCATTTACATCTGACCCTGATAGTGAACTTAATCCTTATTATAGAATTTTTGCACGTAAATTTACATTATTGGTAAAAGGTGGTTTTGACGGATGGGATATCTATAGAGAATTTAGAACAAATAAAGATGAGTTTATGTTAGGTAGAACAGGTTATTTAAAAGGTTCTTGTCCTACAATAAAATATCCTACAGCGTCAGGTTGGGGAGCATTTAAACAAATTATTGTTGCGGGTAATACTCAAGATTATGCTAATACTGATTTTTACGCTTACTTATTAGGCCAACAAACATTTGCAAATCCTGAAGCGGTAAATATTAACGTATTTGTAACACCTGGTATCGATTATGTTAACAACTCTAATTTAGTTGAAAGTGCTATTGATATGATTGAATATAGTAGAGCGGATTCATTGTACGTATGTACAACTCCTGACTACAATATGTATGTTCCATCAACAGGCAATCAATTAGATTTTATTTACCCACAAGAGGCGGTAGATAGTTTGGCAAATTCAGGTATTGACTCTAATTATACCGCTACTTACTACCCTTGGGTATTAATGAGAGATACAGTTAACAATACTCAAATTTACTTACCGGCAACGGCTGAAGTAACAAGAAACTTAGCGTTAACCGATAACATCGCATTCCCTTGGTTCGCAGCTGCGGGTTATACAAGAGGTATTGTAAATGCGGTTAAAGCGAGAGTTAAATTGACACAAGAAAATAGAGATACTCTATATCAAGGTCGTTTAAATCCAATCGCAACGTTCTCTGATGTTGGAACTGTAATTTGGGGTAATAAAACTCTTCAAGTTAGACAATCAGCTCTTGACAGAATCAACGTAAGAAGATTATTACTTCAAGCACGTAAATTAATATCTGCAGTTTCTGTTAGATTATTATTTGAACAAAACGATGCTAAAGTAAGACAAGACTTCTTGGATTCAGTTAACCCAATATTAGACTCTATAAGAAGAGATAGAGGTCTTTATGATTTCCGTGTAACAGTTTCGTCAGACGCAGCTGATTTAGACAGAAATCAAATGACAGGTAAGATTTATATCAAACCAACCAAATCGTTAGAATTTATAGACATTACGTTCTATATTACTCCAAC